TCTTCACCCTCCTCAAGATGGCCGCCCGGGAATCCCCAGGTATGCGGGAAGTCCCCACCATTGCCGCGCCGCAGCAACAGAGTTTCGCCGTCAGGCGTGAGAAACATGATGCCAGCCGCGCGACCATTCGGGCCGGCTTGCGGGGCAATCGGGAGTTCGTCCATGGCCGAGATTGTGCCTTACGCGGCCTTGGCAGTCGATTTCGCGGGTAGTGCGTACATTCCGGCCTTTGTCAGAAACTCCGGGGGCAGGCGACTGAGGTAGAAGAGGTACTGCGCATTGCACGAGCAGTAGACTTCCTCCCCCACCGCCGTGATTTCGTCGTAATACCCGTTCGGCCCGGCTTTCATCAAGCCCTTCTCGATGGCCCAATTTCCCCGGATGGCGTAGATTTTCTCATCCCGAGCCCTGTGGGTGTCCCGATAGTCGTAACCGGGGCGCCGCCAGGGCGAGTGCCAAATCAGCGCGATGGCGCCCGCATCGGTGGCCGTGATATCCCGGATGGCGCCAATCAGCTTGTGGGTCTGGTCGATCACGACCCGGCGCTCAATGAACGTCATCTGGGACAACGGCTTGCGGATGGCGTCCTTCTCGGCCTGCTTGTCCACTGCGCGCGAGCCGCCGGCAGGGATCGAGGTCGCCCAGCCCTGAAACCTCCGCAGAGTCGTGCTCACAGCCTCCTGGCGGTTCAGGCTGATGAGATTCGCACTCGCCATGATCCGGCGGTCGAGTTCCTTGCGCAGCTTCGGCTTGACCTTCTCCAGCGTATAGCGGGAGACTTCCGGCATCGAGTTCAGGATGCCGGCCTTCGTGACCAGGTGCTTGTAGCGGTCGCCCAAGACGCGCTTGAGTTCGCGCTCCGTCTCGGCCGGGGGCTTGAGTTGCAGCAGAGCGGCGCGGCGGATTCGGCCCACCCATTGGTCAAGTTGAGCCTGCGAGGTGAACCCGAACGCCTGGAAATGGCTGATGGCAGCCGAAATTTCCTGGTAGAACGTCGGCGCCTTAGTCGCCATACGCCCGCTTCAGGACTTCCTTTGCATCGAACAGCGCCAGCCGCGTTTCATGCAGAAGCCTCGCTCGTTGCTCGTCCGTGAACTCCATTCCAATGGCGCTCATCTCGTCCGCCGAACGAGTCAGGTAGAACGCCGAAGATTCTAGATTTCGGAGTTCTAGACGAAGTTCTTCATATGTCGGTTTTGCCACGTTGATTCCCCTTATTCGCCACCGCCGCCCTTGTCATTATCGCCTGGCGCACCGCCCACCTCAGGCTGCGGAGGCTCATAGCTGGCGAGCTTTTCCTGGTCGATCACGAGCATTGCGCTGAATAGCTCCGGCATGTCGTTGACTGTCTCACAAAACCACGCTACCAACGAGGCTTTATTCTCCGGGTCGAGGATGGGGGCGATTTTCTCCACGACCTTGGTCGCAGCATCCAGCTTCTTCGCATTGCGCTCGGTCTTGACCGATTCCTCTTCTTTGATGAGGTCGGGCCACTCGCTGGCGAATAGGTCACAGGTCTCGAAGAACCACGTCTTGTAGTCCTTGCCCTCCAGTTCCTCTGGGTAGGCGTTTTGCAGCGCGGCAAAGAATTCCGGGTTCCACGCCCGGTGCATGGTGATCTTGTCGAAGAACTCGTATAGCGGATTAGTCTGCGTGCGGATGGCACTGATCGTCTGCACTACGGCCATCATGTCCTGATCGCCGCTCGCTAGGCCCTTGGCAAAGCTCTCATCCTTGATGAGGATCGCCGGCACGTCCGTGGCCGCCGCAATGTCGGCGATGATGTTGTCCCGCGCCATGGTCAGCGCGCCGTCGATGTTCTGGAGGTTCAGCGACTCGATGGCGTCATTCTGGCCGATGGACAGAACCTGATTGTTGCCGCCTTCCTTGAGCAGGTTGCGCTTGCGGCCAGTCGCCTTGTCCATCAGGTTGGACACGATGCTGCCGTTCTGCTGAACCTTCTCGATGAGCAGGCCCGCCTTAGACGCCACCATGTCGTTCTGGATCATGGTGTTGATGTACGACTTCATCGGGTACAGCGCGCGCAGGAAAATCGAGCGCCCCGAAAAACTGAAGCTGGACGACTGGTAGTCGAGGTACACCGGAGTGCCGTGAAACACCGTGCGCGTGCGGCTCGAATGGTACGGCTGCCCGGCCGCCGTAATGTCCTGATTCGGCTTCTGGAAATCCGGCGCGTTCGGATTCTGGTTCGTGACGATGGAGCCCGACAGGTTCAGCGGGTCATACGTGTTGAAGTACAGGTCGGGCCGGCTCGCCAGGCTGAACAGGTCAATCGGCTTGTCCGTGGGCACGTCCGGCAGGCCAAAGGCCACGGCACCAGCCCCGTAGGCGCGCGACAGGTGCATGACGTCGCGAACGTGGTTGTCCACGCCCAGGCGCTCGTGCTCGTCGGTGAACGCCTTCACCAGCACCTCCTCAAGCGCGCCCGGGACATTGATCTTCCGGGGCTCGCCGATGGCAAGGGCTACAGCCTTTTCTACTATTTTCCCGCCGAGAACATGCGTTGTCCACAGCAGTTTGCAAGTCGAATACCCGGGAATTGACCCAGGCACAATCTCCTCAGCATTGAGAATATCCATCAACCCCGTGGTGAGGCCCGCTGCGGTTGAAATGGTAATCATGCTCATGGCGGGGATTCTCGCATCAGTGGCCCGCGCCGTCACCTAGGCCCAGGGATACGCCGTAAACGTAGGTGTCGTAGCAGTCGTCAGGCCGTTTCGCGCTCTCTTTGTCCCCTATCCGATACCCCATGACCTGCGAGACGAGGTGATTCTTCGTCACCCCCTTGAATCTCACCTCTTTGTCATGGGCGAATTTGGTGATACCGATTTCCTTGCGGTAGTGCGGCCCGGAGGCCATGAATGCCCGACCGTCCTTGCCCGCCTGCACGAGGTCGGTCTGAATGGGGATCGCGGGCCAGCCCCGGCGCTCGGCCTGCTGGAGAAGGATCGTCCCGGACGCCTTGTCCTCGATGTAGGGTGCCTGGGCACCCATGCGGGCGTGGCACTGCTCGGCAAGCTCTTTCAGGCGCTGATAGACGGACGGTAGCCAGTCCTCCAGGATCGCGCCCTTGATCTGGATGATGTCCCAATCCAGGATCGTCAGCCGGCGCTGGCCTGGCGGCGGGTGGCGCTGGAGCGCGAAATAGGTGCAGGCGGTGCCGTCGTGCTCCAGGCCATCTTTGACGGCCGAGTCAATGACGCAGTACACGGTATCCACCTTGGCGGGAACGTCGAACGCCTGCCCGTTATCGTCAAGCCACTTGTCCAGACTGAAGAATGCCTTGCCGCGCCAGTCGATGAACATCGCGAGGTATTCCTGCGCGTACACGTCTGGATCTGTCGTGGCCTCCAACTTGGCAAGCTTCTCTGCGTTCAGGTGAGGGTTGAGCTGCGTAGGGATGTGGAACTCTTCCCACCCTAGCGTCTTGTCGGTGCATGCGAGGTAGAAATACGACTCATCGCTGGCGCCTTTCGGTGTTCCGGCCATGTAGCAGGAGCCGCCCGTGTCCAGCAGCGTCGGCTCGATGGACTGCTCGAAAATGTCTTTCAGGCCCTTGAGGATCAGGCCTGCCTCGTCCACGATTACCCGGTGATAGTGGCGCGAGCGCCCGGCGTCAGGGTTGTTCAGCGTCCAGAACTCGATGTGTCCGCCCTCTTCACGCCCCTCGACCGGGATGCATTCGATGATGCCATCCGTCTTCGAGTGGTGCAGTACGGCGTCCTTCAGCAGCTTGAGGATGCGCTTGTACGATGGCAACAACAGCTTGTAGTCCGGCGCGAACCAGCCCACAGCATCCCCATTGAGCGCCCACTTGGCGGCGGCCTGCTCAAACATGGTTGACTTGCCAAATCGTCTGCCTGCGCGCAGGACGATCTTCGCCATCTTCTGGCCCTTGAACGCCCTGTAAATCCTCTTCTGCTCAGCGTGGAAGGGAAGGAACTTGACGGTCGGAACCCTAGTCCGCATCGGGATCGTTCACCAAGCGGATGACTGCGCCGCCTTCTGGCTCATCGCCCTTGAAGGCTTCCTTGTTGGCGGCCAGCAGATTCATCGGCGTGATCGCCACCTTGTTGGCTATTTCCGTGAAGATGCCCAGGCCCTTGAGCGCCTTCATGGATTCTTCGCTTCCGAAGGGGTCTACCGGGTCGATCTTCCCGTAAAGGGAATTTGCGATGGAACTGGCGCCAAGGTAGGTCGATGCCATGTATTCGGCCCCGGACGCAACCTTCTCGGAAATCGAAACCAACTTGTCTACCAGCAGGTTGACGGCTCGACGTTGCGCCGGAGGCAGCGCCTGAACTTGGATTTGGGCATCAGCCACCTTCTGCGCGACATTCCGAACCGTTCGCATTTGTTCGGCAAAACGTGCGCTTATGGACGACTTCGGTACGCCGTATTCCCTCGCAAGGTTAGCGGCCACTTCGCCGCCCATCAGCCTTTCGCCGAGGATTTTCCACTGCGCCTCAGTAAGATTAGATTTCCGACCCATGTTCGGATTCTGCCCTACTGTTCGGATTCGGCCTATTCCTGCGCCAATTGCTCGCTAGTCTTGGGCTCTCTGGAACTTGTAGGCTCATCTTATGAAAGGGTGGCAATAGACGTCATCCGGTTTCGGGTTGACATCGATCGCGCCGGCAAACTCCCGCCGATCCTGATTTCTCAGACGGCCCTCGTCGATCCCCCATGTCATTATTCTCAGCCAAAACTCTGTTCTAGACCCCGACTTAACGACATGGCTGCCAAGGGCTTCGATTCTGCGAGTCATCCCGGCGCAGGCCCGGCGCTTGTGGGTGCGGAGGCTGATGCTCATTTTGTCTCCATCCCGACGTCGATCAACACGCGGTAGACCAATTCCACATCTTCCTCGTCACCCTTGATTGTGAAAAGGCTGCTGAGAAATCCCTTCTGCTCAAGCCAATCAATGCTGCGGCCAGAGAACTTCTCGCGCTCAAGAAGCGCGCGGACTCGGCCGCGAATCAGGATGCCGGCTTCCACCCTGGCGACAAGGCGGGGGTATCCGGTCATGGCAGTTCCACGGTATCGCCGAGCCTGCTGGCGACGTAGGCTCGCATAGCTGCGATGAGGGGCGTCGGCCCCAGGGCCAGCAGCATTTCGCCTGCGTGCGCGTGATCTGACCCCATTTCCATGCTTGCGATCCAGCGCATGCTGTCGGGCGGCGGGTTCTCGCCGTGCTGGCGCTCATAGATGGCGATGCCGATCCGCTCGCGTTCGATGAGCGGGCCGCCAAGGCTCCATGAGGCGTGCGGCATGTACATCCCCCAAAATCCAGGCGATCCCGGCGCAAACGACCTCTGGAACGCTTGCTCCCCAAGTCGGGAATCGACTCGCCATGCAAGGCCCTCAGCGAGCGCGACGGCCTGCGCGAGAACCATTCCTTCGAGTTCTCTGACTTTGTACGTTGCCATGTCAGCCCCAGGTCGCGATTGCGACAGCCAGCACCAACCCCGAGAGTCCATAGGCCCACGAAGCGCTCACAAAGTAGCGGCCTGACTTGTAGGCGCCCGCGGCGATCCAAACCGGGAGCAGACAAAACATTAGCCCCTGCCAGAGCGCGGGGCCAGGGAAATCGCGTGCATTGACCATGACTTAGCCCACCTTATGCGGTTCGCCGTTTTCGTCCTCGGCGTCGAGGTTGACGGCCTCCAGGGCTTGCGCAACGCGGCTTTCGGACTCTTTCAGGCCGGCGATGATTCTCTCCGCAACAGGCGAACCGACGTGAGCAGTTTGGGCATCCTGCTCGGCGGCGGCCCGTGCGTGCCAGTAGTCCACCACGCGACACAGGGCGGCGGCGATGGCTTGGGATTGTTGCTTGTTCACGGTGGTTGTCGTTGGTTGAATGTTGCCGCCTCAGTCGTTCAGGGGAGTCTTTCCTCCCTGCCATGCCTCTCTGCCCGTCAGAGAACTACCGAAGGGCTTGCGCCCAGTCGAGGGATCGAACCTCGTC